CGCGGCCCTCGTCGTGCGCCTGCGCCATCGCCATCACATCCGCCTCCGACAACTCCTTCACTTCCGCCATTTTCGACCTTTCTTACACCCTGACCCCAAGCGGTCAGACTTCGGGCAGGGGGTACGGTTTAATCGACGATCTGGTCATCGTCCCCGGCAGGATCGTCAAACACGCCGGGCGAGGTGGGGGAACAGAGCGACTCAAGGGTCGCCACCGCTCCGCGAAAACCCATAGCATATCCGCAGGCCAACGCAAGTGTGTCGGGCTTTTTCTGCACGGCGCTGCTGTTCTGCCGCACCGTCAGGTTGAGCAGGATGCGGGAAAGTTTTTTGCCGGCGGGCGTCTGCAGGAAGGCGGTCAGCTCGCGGGCGTCGGAATCCAGCCACCTCGGCTCCTCCACCCACTGCTGGTGGCGCAGGAAGGCGAGCAGGGCGCGCAGGCGGGTCATCAGGCAAGCGCGGGTTGCGGCGGAGGCTGCGCCTGCCCGCCGGCCTTGGCGGCGTCACGGAGCTGTTTCTGGATGGCGCGGGAGGTGTTGGGGTCGGTCTGCTCCAGCGCGGCCAGGTGTTGCTGCAGGTGCTGGAGCAGCACCTGCACGGCGCTGGGGTCCAGCGGCTGCTGCCGCAACTGGGCGGCCTGCTGGAAGGCAAACAGCACGCTGATGTGGACCTTGTGGTCGTCGGACGGCTTGACGTTGACCGGGAAGCCGGTGGCCAGCATGGTGGAAATCTCGCTGGCCTGATCCTCGGCCTGGTCGCCGCTGCCGGCCTGCGGGTCCTGAAAGAGGCGGCGGACAAGGCTGGGGTCGTCCTGCTCCAGCACGCTCTTGACCAGCTCGCCCTGGTTGACGAAGGGGTTGCCCTGGAACATCTGCATCCGCGCCACGCTTTTCTGCAGGGCGAACTGGCGGTTGATGAAGTCCAGCCCGCCCTTCGGCTCGATCGAGTACTCGTCGTGGATGCCCTCCGGCACCATCTGGCCGGTCTCGTCGGCGTAGCGGTAAAACAGATCCTTCTTGGCGTACTGCGTGTAGAGCCGCCACGCCTGCTTGAACAGCCGGGCCAGGCTCATCCTGAAGATGCGGTTGCGCAGGTCGCCCGAAGCGGCGGCCTGCCCCTGGATGGCGGCAATCTCGGTGGCGGTCTTCCTGTCGGCCACCTGGAACTGCGACCCGGTGCCGAAGTCGGGGTTGCCCATGCGCTGCTCGGCCAGCAGCCGCTCCTCCAGCATCAGCTTCTGGAAATCAAAGGGCGGCTGCGAGAACTGCACGGGCTTGAGGCCCTGCGGCAGGATCTGGCCGGGCACCATCTTGAGGTTGGCGGTGTTCAGGCTGATGGGGTTCTGCGCCTCGAAGACCGGGCGGTTGGCAAGCTCGCAGTAGTCGGCCAGCGAGTTCTTCAGCTTGTTGATGAGGTTCTCGCTGGGCAGCAGGATCTCCGCCACGCCGCGCGGGCTGTACCACCCGCCCCCGGTGATCTCATAGGGGAAGTCCACGAAGGGCGGCTCGCCGTGGTCGTAGGGCAGGGTGAACTTGGGGCGGATGTCGGTCTCGATCTCCAGCGGCGAATAGGTCTCCACCAGCCAGCCGTCCTTGGACGGCGTGTACATTTCCCACAGGACAATCCTGTCCTTCTCCTTTTCCTCGGTGATGCCCTCGCGCCGGTAAATCTCGCTCTGCACCTCGGTCGGCACGCCCATCACGTCGCTGGCCCGCCCGCTGATCCTGTCAACCAGCCCCTTGTCCTGCCTGTAGCTGGCGTTGGCCTTGTAGGCGTCCACGCTCAGGCGCAGCACGTGGACGATGTAGTCCGCGTCGGCCAGGTCGCGGGTGTAGTAGGGCACGATGCAGTGGAAGGGGTCGACCGCCTCGAACCGCACCCGTTTGGCATCCTCGTCCCAGACGGCCTTGGCGATGCCCCGGCCATAGAGGAGCAGGTGGTCGATGACGCTGACAATCTCGCTCTGGAAGTTGGATTTCTCGCGCATCTGGTGGTCGAACCACCGCTCGGCGGAGACGGTGACGGGGGCGAGCTGCTGGCGCATCGGCACGAAGCTGGAAAGGATGTCGTTGCCGATCGCGCTGTTGACGAAGCTGGGCTTGAGCTTCTCGATGGCCGTGTCGATGAGCTGGACGTGCAGGTCGGCGGCGGTCGGCCACGGCTTGACCTTGCGGCGCACGCCGAAATAGCGCGCCTGGTAGAACAGCCGCTGGCGCGATTCCCACGTCTCCCGCTGGGTCAGGCTGTCCAGCACCCGGCGGTGATATTCGCTGCGGCGGCTCACGGCTGGCTCCTGCCCAGTTCAAGCGACAAATCGTTGACATAGTGCAGGGCGCGCCTGGCCCATTCCCGCACGGCGGGGGAGGAGGCGCGCACCTCGGCGTAGGCGGGGTCGCTCATCAGCGTCTCAACCGCCCCGGTGGTCCTGGTCACCGGCGGCTGGGTTGTCGCGCACCCACCAAGGGCGAGGAGCAAGGTCAGCGTCAATGCCCCTGCGGTTTTCGCGCCACGCCCGCTCCAGCCTGGCGATCTTGCGGTCGCGGAAGCCGGGGACGAAGCGGAGCAGGCCGGCAAGGATTTCAAGGAGCGCACGAATCACTATGCCGTTTTATGTGGTTGAATGGTCTACTTGATGTGCAGACCGATGGTTTTGAGAAAAGTCACGACCTTCTCCAGGGCGGTGTCGTCCTTGGGGGTGGGGGTGAGCTTGACGATGATGCGCGCGGCCAGCACGATGCCGCCCAGCGCGGCCACCATCTCGGTGTAGTTTGCGGTGATCCATTTCCATGCTTCCATAAATCTTATCCTCCTGCGTCAAAACCCTGCATGACAGGGTCGGTTGTGTGCATCTCGCACAATGTCCTGAAGCTCGGGCGTTCCACGGGGAACACCAGGTTCCACCTCTCACTACCACCGCTCAGGGCCAACGCAAGGGCGTCGGCCTTGTCGGGCGAGCCGATGCCCCGCGCCTTCATGCTGTCCTTGCTCTCCACCCCCAGCTTGCCCCTGGAGTTGGTCATGGTGCGGCGGCAGGTGAGCTGCGCGGTCAGCTCCTCGTCGTCGGGCAGGATGATGTCGGCGGCCTCGATGCGTTTGGCCATCCCGTACCACATCTCCGCGGCGCGGTTGGTGTAGGCATCGGCATCATAGGCCGCCGAGCCGAAGTTGACGCGGTTGACGTCCCAGCCGGCCTCGGACAGGGCGTCGCACATCGGCAGGCCCAGCCCGCTGGCGTCGGCATAGATGTTGTCCGCATCCAGCCCCGCCTTCTTGAACTCGACGATGAACCGCCCCACCGCGCTCATCGTGTCCCGCTCCCGCCAGGCGGTGATGGGCAGGATCTTGTTGCCGTCCCGCACCACCAGCACGTTGCAGTCCCCGCCGGCGGCGAAGTCCACCCCGGCCAGCCTGACCTGCCCCGGCTTGAAGTCGGGCGGCGAGGTCAGGCACGCCTGCAGCTGGTTGAAGCCGATGACCAGGCTGTCGCCGTCCAGGTCCATGAACTCGCCAAACAGGATGGAGCGGGTCAGCGGATGCTTCTCGCCGTACTTGGCGATGACCTCGTCGTGGTAGGTCAGCGGGATGTGGGGGCAGTCGGCGGCGGTGGCGGCGTGCGGTTTCCACAACTGCGCCTCCTTGGTGAAGGCGCGGTAAAAGGCGCCGCTGGTCCCGCCGGGGCTGGAGGCAATCAGCAGCCGGGTCGGCTGGCAGCGGGTGATGGCCTCGAAGATGCCGTCGGAAACCGTCTTGGCCTCGTCCACCACGATGAGCAGGGGGTGGGCCTTGTGGTCCTCGGCGTGCCAGCCCTCCGCCCGTCCGGGGTCGGACGCGCTGAAGCCGATGATGCGGCTGACCATGCCGTTCTCGTGGGTGAAGCGGATCTCGCCGCTGGTGACTTCCCAGTTGGCGCCCAGCCTGGTGATGAGCGAGCGCATTGCCGGCCAGAGCTGCGATTCCGTCTGCCGGAACACGCCCGCCGTCGTCACCGAGAGGCTCTTTTGGTGGCAGTAGGCGTGCCACAGAAGCAGGCTGGCGATGACCGTGCTGGTCTTGCCCGACCCGTTGGCGGCACGCAGGGCGACGCGGGAGTTGAGCGGCTCCACGTCGCGCAGCACCCTGGCCTGCCAGTCGTACAGGTTCAGGCCGAGGACGTGCTTGGCGAAACCCGGCGGGCGCCGGATGGAGTTCAGGAACTCAAGCTGCTTGTTGCGTTCCCTGGTCTCTTTCGCC